GACGTTGCCGGCGTTTGACACTTCGTTCGGTGCTGTCGGCCGGGAGGTCGGCCCGGTGTAGACGCCGAACAGGTGCGCCTGGGTGTACCAGTGCTGCGCGACCTCATCGCTGACCTGATGGCGCCCAACGCCGATGCTCAGCTTCTCGCCGCTGTCGAGCGAGAGGATGAATGCCTTGGCGACGTGGATGGTCGGCATGGCTACCGGACCAACCGCCCGATTGATTCCCAGAACGCGCGCGATGCATCGTCCAGCGACAGGTCGGGCGGAATCTGCACCTCGCCGGTCAGCAGGTTGATGCGCAGGCCGCACGCGAACTGCAGCCACTGCGGCGGCGGCGGATTGTTGAATCCGATCGAACCGGAGGTTCGCATTGTGAGATCGGCGACCGTCAGCTTACCCTCGGTTTCCATGAGCACCCCCATGCCCGCCAGCTTGCAGGCTTGTCTGGCTGTCGTCGGCCGCTACGCCGAGACCAATCGCCCTGTGGCGGAACTGGCGCACGACCTGGGCGATGTGAGCCTCGCCGACGTCTACGTGCTGGCGGGGCTATTCCACGCGTACGGCCTGAAAGAGCACGGCTGGATATGTGAGAAGTACGCCCGGCTCTGGATGGCAACGTGCGAGGCGACCGGGCGAATGGTTGATCGTCCAGACCCCTTCCGGTTTCTTTGGGAACTCATCTGAACCCGCCGAACAGCAGCACCAGCACGATGATCACCAGGATGAGCCCGATTCCGCCGAGCCCGCCGTGCCCGTAATAGCCGCTGGAGTAGCCGTAGTAGCCGCCGAAGCCGCCGAACAGCACGAGCACGATGATGATGATCAGCAGTAGGTTCATGGTGTCCTCACGGCAGGATCGGCAACGCGATGCACCTGCAATTGAATATCTGCCCCGGATGGCTGTGGTGGTCGGGCGGATCGGATAGCGGCGGCGCGTCCCATCGCTGCACCGAGCCCTCGAGCTTGCGGTGCGACGGTCGCACCTTCCAATCGCCGGCGGTTTTCCATTGGTAGCTCTCGGCGCCGACATGCTGCGCGCGTGCCTGCATCAGCACCGATGCGGTGCGCGCGGTCTCCGTCCTGGCAATCAGCGTCGCACGGGTCTTTAGCCACGCCTCGGTCTGCCGCGGGTGCATTTCCGCCAGCGCCGCTTCGATCTCGGCGGTGCGCTCCGGATAGCGCGCCGAGGTCATCAAGGCCTCGACCGAGCGTTCATGCACGCGCTGCGCCGCATCGATCGGCAGCGAGGTGATCAGGCCCACCTGTTCCTCGAGCAGCCCTCGCATCACCTCGCCGGTCGGCGCGGTGCGCAACTCGAACCGCAGCGCCGCCGACATGCCCTGCGTGTACTTCTCCCAGGCGGTGCGGTCGCGGCGGTTGACCTCGGCGATCATCCGCCCGGCCGTCGCCCGCGCCCACGGCGTGATCGCCGTCGAGTAATGCGCGAGGGCTTCGCGGATGCGCGCGATCGCCGCCGCCGAGAACGGCGTTTGCGGATCGCTGGGCGTAAACGCCTCGATGATGCGCGCCACATGGCTCGCAACCTGACGCAGTTTTGCGCCGTACGAGGTCTGGGCATTGCGTGCCCGCGCGAAGGCGGCTTCGGCTTTCTCTTCCTCGCGCTTCGCCCGCTCATAGGCGCGCCGCTGGGCGCCGCTGCCGGTCCACGGCGCGTCATGCGTCGTCGGAGCCACCGCCGTCGCCTTCGCCTCCCTCGGCCTTCGGTGGCGCCGGTACGCCCGCACCAGGCGCGCTCTCGCTACCAGGCTTCGCCATCCCCGGCATCCCCGGCATGCCCGGCGCCATCTCCGGCTGCTCCCACGGCGGCGGCGCTTCCTCGCTGTCCTTGATGTCCTGGTCCGTGATGTTGGTGAACCGGCCGGTGATGGTGCTGCTCTGCTTCAGTTCCTTCAGCGCGATCGTCGTGGTGATGATGCCGGCGTCGTGCACCAGCTTCACGGTGTCGGCGTCGCGCTGGGCAATCTCCGCCTTTTCCGCCTCGTCCAACTGACGCAGGCTGGTGAAGGTGAAGCCGAAGGTGTCGGGCGGTCGGCGGCCGAGCGTGGACATGAACAGCATGTCGAACAGCCGGGTCAGCGGTCGCCGCAGCCGCGCCTCCTGCGCCGATCGCACCATGTCGTAGTAATTGCGAAGGTCGCTTTCCCCGGTCGCGTTCATCCCGCTCGGCGCCTGACCGAATAGCCGCACCAGGGGGATGCCGAGCGCGCCGCTGATCTGCTGGCCGAGCACCAGCAGCGTTTCGGGAATGCCGGCGAATGTGTAGCTGTGGGTTTCGAACTCGTCCTCGGCGTCGATGATCGTGAGGCCCTCGTTGCCCTGCATCGCGCGCATCAGTTCCATGTTGCGCGCAAAGCCCTCCTGCAGCGCGCCGCCGGTCGCGACCAGGGCGCGATAGCCCTTCACCTTGTAGGTCCGCAGGTAGGCTCGATAGAGCAGTTGCGCCGCGCCCATCGTGCCGGAATCAAACGCCATCAGCCGGTCGTAGAGACGCTCGATCACCGACATGCCCCAGCCGTTCTCGGCGAGCCGCTGGCGATAGGGCAGCGTCACCCCGTCCATGCGCAGGCAGCGCGTGTGGTGGATCCGCATGTTCGGCATATACGGCGCGTTGGCGACCACGGCGTAGTACGTCGGCAGGCCCCATTCGGGCCCGGGGTCTTTAATCAGGTCATTGTACGACGGCTGCACCATCCAACGGTCCAGCACGATGAAACCGCGCACCTGGCCGCGCCCGACACGCTCCGGATCGAGCGGCGTCGCCATGTCCTGGCCGTCGACCTGCAGCACCATCAGCGCGCCGCCGAACAGCCGCGCCCATTTGATGGTCTCGTTCAGGCTCTGCCACAGGCAGAGGTCGTTCCAGGCGTTGGTAAGCTGTTCGATGTCCTCGGGCGGCGTGTCGCTGTTCAACTGCACGCCCGCGCGCGTCATGTCGTCGGCGACGGTATCGACCGCGGCGCCGATGATCCACGAGCCGCGATACGCCCACTCCATCAGCGTCTGCATGCGGCTGATCGGCATGTATGTCTGCGTGGTCGCCGATAGCTGGTTGCCGGCGCCGAGGCCGATGCGCGCCACGAAGTTGGCGACGGAATCGGTGGTCAGGTTGCCCAGCGTCTCTCGGCTGCTGCCGGCCGGCACCCGCACCACGGCGCGTGTTGATGGGGTCAGGTTGTCAGACATCGGCTACAGCTTCGCCCACAGCGAGAGATCGGACGCGGCGACCAGATGGAACGCGCGCGAGGTCGCATCCACGTCGTCATCGTGCGGCAGTTCGGGGAAGCCCTCGAGCATCTGGAACCACCTCTCATTCCATGGCCCGCGCAACACCAGCACGTTGCCCGCCTCGGCCTGCGCGGAGAACGGGCTGAACCGCGTGATCTTGTCGCCGGTCTCGGGCGACCACTCGACGGGATAGCCGGCGAGCATGCGGACGAACGATGCGATTTGGCTCTTGCCTGCCTGCCCGGGATCCTGCGGCAGCCCGACCGTCACGCCGTAGCCGTCATGGCTCGAGATATTGCGCACATGGCGCTCGACGTCGTTCGGCGAGCCGCGCAGCGATGTGGCGTCCATCACCAGGTAGCGGCCGTCGGTCAGGCGGCCGACCTTCACCGACGCGGTCCAGTCCGGATCGTTCTCGGTGGTCTCCGGCGTCGCCGCCAAATCCCAGCCGCGCGCCTCTTGGATCACCGCCGGCGCGATATCGACCACCTGCACCCATGCGCGGTTGAAGTAGAGCCCCGCGCTCGGCCGGATCTTCCAGTTGCCGTTCAGCAGCCGCTCGCGCTCGACCGCCGGCAGCATCATCAGGTTGCCGAGGTAGGACGGGTCGGAGCGCATCAGCGCCGGATTGTCGTTCAGCTTGGCGGAAATGAAGGTGAGCGATTTGATGGTCTCCGCCGGCTGCCCGGTCGCGCGCATCGCCTCGCCCCTGGTAGCGAACCAGACCAGCCCATCGTCGGCGCCGCGCACGAAAAACCGCACGACGCCGGAGCGTTCGGGGATCGGATAGCCGGTGCGCTGGTTGATCCACCACGCGATCAACTCGGCGACCCACGAGCCCGCATCGGCGTTGCAGCTTGCGCGGACGTACGGCTTGATGCCGATGGTGCTGCGGTTGCGGCTCAGCAGGTAAAAGAACTGGTAGCGGGTGAACGTGGTCAGTTCATCGAAGCCGATCATCGGCACCTGGCTGCCATGCCAGTCCAGCACGGTGTTCTCGTATTCGAGGTGCGCGAGCTTCACCGAGCCGCCACCAGGCCAGCGCCACTCGAGGCGGTGATTGATCGGAATGCCGCCGGTGTCGGGAAACACCTTCAGGCTCTCCGCCCACAGCCCGCCGGGGCGGCGGATGTCGGTGGTGTTGCGACGGAACAGCACGCAGTCGAAGCCCGGCACATCGGGCGGATGGCGCAGCGTCTCCAGCAGCAGCGCCCAGCTTTTGCCCGAGCCGGCCGCCCCGCCAAAGATCGCGATGTCGGCGGCGGAGCGCAGGAACATCTCCTGCGGTCCCGGCTGCGGGAAGATATCGCCCTCCCGCGGCTGCTCGAGCGGATCGTAGTCGAACGGCATTC